CAGACCCGAGATTGGAGGGTAGACGTCCGGAATTTGCCCGGATGTCCTTACGTCCTGGGTTAGGCGCTGGGATGATGCACGATTTAGCCTCTACGTTAATGGAACACCAGTTGCAGAAGGATATGACTGATGTGCCCGCTGTATTGGCTCACGGGCGAGCTAACTACCCCCTCGGGCGATACCTTCGCCGTAAGCTACGCACTTATATCGGAAGAGACCCCAATGCTCCGCAGGAAGCGCTGGACGCGCAAAAAGAGAAACTGCAAGCTTTGCGAAAGGCTGCGTTCGACGCTTCGATACCTTTCAAAACGGCGATCCTCCATGCCTCGGAAGGCCGCCGCATACAAATAGAGGCGCATTACAAACGTAAAAACCGGAGACAACTATGAAAAGAGCTAAACATTCCCTCTCGCACTACCGCCTGTTCAGCTGCGACCTCGGCGAGCTGATCCCGATCGCATGCATGGACGTGCTCCCTGGCGATAGCATTCAACAGTCAACACAGGCACTTGTTCGCGCAGCGCCCCTTCTGTCGCCTGTTATGCACCCGCTACGGTGCAGCATTTCACACTGGTTCGTTCCGAATCGTCTCATTTGGGAAGAGTGGGAGGACTTTATAACGGGAGGCCCCGATGGACTGGACGCTTCGGTCTTTCCTACAATTACACTCTCGGAGGCCAATCATGCAGTTGGTACGCTTGCTGATTATCTGGGCGTTCCTCCTCATACCGGTACGATTGAAGTCAGCGCTTTGCCATTTAGAGCGTACGCGGCGATCTTTAACGAATGGTACCGGGACCAAGACTTAGTTTCGGAAATCGGTCTCTCACTGGCATCGGGCTCTGATTCCACTACTAGCGTTACGGTTCAAAACGGCGCCTGGGAAAAGGATTACTTCACGAGCGCCAGGCCCTGGGAAGCCAAAGGACCGACCATCACGATCCCGATCGGCGACCAGGCGCCGGTCTCCGGCATCGGTATCTCGAGCGGCAGTTCGGATGCCGCCAATAACAACTTCTGGGAAACGGAGGCAGGATCGGTCACGTCAGCACCGGTATTTTCAGGAGCCAGCTTAGGCGCCACGGCATTTCGCATTCGCGCCGAACAACTAAACACGGCAGTTGGAGCAACAAACACACCGCAGATCTTCGCAGACCTATCAGACGCCTCAGCGGTCACTATTAACGTACTCCGCGAGGCACTGGCCCTTCAGCGCTATCAGGAGGCACGCGCGCGCTATGGATCACGTTACACTGAGTATCTCGCCTACCTTGGAGTTAATTCTTCGGACGCTAGATTACAGCGACCCGAGTACCTCGGCGGCGGGACGGAAACCATTCAATTCAGCGAAGTTTTGCAGACTGCTGAAGGAAGCGACCCCGTCGGAACGCTTAGAGGTCATGGCATTTCTTCGATGCGCAGTAACCGCTATCGGAGGTTTTTCGAGGAACACGGATACATCGTCAGCCTGCTCTGCGCGCGACCAAAAACAATTTACGCGTCCGGCCTCCAACGACACTGGAACCGGCGGACCAAGGAAGACTTTTGGCAACGGGAATTGGAGCACATCGGCCAACAGGAAATCCTCAATAAGGAAGTTAGGGCCAATCACGCAAGCCCCGCTGGAACCTTCGGCTACCAAGACAGATACGACGAATATCGCCGTATACCCTCTGGCATCGCGGGAGAATTCCGCACCACGCTCAACTACTGGCACTTCGCGAGGCAGTTCGCCTCGGACCCGGCGCTCAACGCCGACTTCGTAAAGTGCGTCCCTGTCGAGACGCCTTTTGCAGTCCCCAGCGAAGACGTGCTACAAATTATGGCGCGTCACTCCGTTCAAGCTAGGCGCCTGGTCACCAAGACCGGCACCTCGTTCATCTACTAGGAGGCAACATTGGCCAGGAAGAAGAAAGCACCTATCCCCAACGACACGGACGTGTTCCGTACGACGGGGAAACACAACCGCCACACTGAAGAGGGTGGCGAGGTCCTTAACCCAATCCCCATGCAGCCGCCGCTAGGCTACAAGGCGAGCCCCTCATTGTCGGATACCATCCGCCAACAGGTGTTAGCCGCCAAACGCCTCGCCCAGCTCGAGATGGTGGAAACGGAAGAAGAAGCTGATGACTTTGAAGTGGAAGATGATCCGATCCCGCATTCACCTTGGGAGAACGATCTGGTACCATCGATCAAGGAGACTCGCGCACGGCTTCGCGAGTTAGAGAAACAGGAGAAGCTTTACGCGGACGCAGAGGCAGCTCAGCGCAAGGCAAGCGAGGTCGCCGACCCTCGCAAGAAGCCAGATGCAGCAGAGCCGTCCGCGTAGCTCCCGGCGGGGGGAGCAGGAGAGGGGGGCGTCAGCCCCCCTCTCTTTTTTTTGCTTGACACGATTGCCACGCCTCAGAGGGCCCGCCAGCGGCCGGAAATTTCCAGGCTACCTAGGTATCACCCACCCCTCAAAACGCCGCCTACGGCCATTTTCACCTTCTGTAGGATTTTAGGGGCGTTAGCCGGAACGGTATTCCATAGCCAAGAACGCTATGCATCGTCACCCTTGGGACGGTGGCCATTCGTTGAGGCCACCCGTCCCCTTGCTGTCTCGGTCTTGGGTGTGGGGATCATAAGGGGAGAGGGCCCTAGCCCTATTCCCTTAGTCCGAACCCTGCTAAGGTCCGTAGTACGCTTCCTTGTTGCGTACTACGCTAGGTGACACCAATGAGCCGCAGTTCCAAATCAAACCGCAACGCGAATGCCAATGACTCATCGCTAGGGAACCTGTTGTCGGTTTCAACGGTACCGGCTCAGCAGGTGGAACCCTCACTCGCAGAGACCCTCTATGACGCTATCAGCGATCTTCGCCGCTATCACCCTCAAACACTCTTTCGTGCCCCCCATGCTGCTGTCCGGAAGGCAACTCGTTCTGTTATTGGGCCGGGGTTCGCACAAGTTAGAGCAGCCCTACCTGACCGAATTGGTATTTGCGTTCGAAGAAAAATCAGACGGGAAGTACTATTTGCGCTTAACATCAAAAGTCGAGGCCGGCGGGGTGGCGGAAAACGTCGCCACCGTAACCAGTACTCGAAGGTTCATTGTTAACGGAGGACTACAGCGATGCTTGGATCAATTATCGGCGCGATCGGTAATCTCGCGGGCGGGCTTTTCAACTCTAATAAGCAAGAAGAATTCGCCAAAAACTCGCTCGGCTGGAAAGTAGAGGATGCCGAACGTCATGGAATATCGAAACAGTTTGCTGTGGGTGCTCCCACCACTTCTTTTAGTCCAGTCAATATTGGTGGCGGTCTCGATCAACTCGGGTCGCAAATCGATCAACGTATGGGCCAGGGCGGCCCAGGTTCAACGACTACAGGCAAGGTCAGCCGGTTATCATCTGAAATTGCACGCGCCCAGCTGGATGGCATCCGCATCGATAACGATATCAAACGGGTCGCACTCGCATCAAAATCTAACATTGCACTTCAACCAGCCGCAGGGGGTGTGCTCGATAGAGACACAACGATGGGGCCCCATGGAGTCAAACTCGAAAACAAAATCGCTCCCGCCGGCTTCGGAGTAGGTCAAAAATCCTTCGGTGTATCTCCCGAGGTCGATATGTATAAAACTGTCTCCGGCGGGTATGCCCCTCAAGTACCCCAACAACTGCAAGAAGCCATGGAATCTGACTGGCTTTCTCTCTGGCAATGGCGCGCTCGCAATAAACTATTACCTTATGCATTCGACAGCATGAAAACTACGCCTTATGCAGCTCCCTCGGGGTCATATTGGACATTCGACCCCGTATTAGGTGAATATAAACTCGTTAAGAAAGGAGGTTCACGTACTGGTAATCAAAAGGAAATGTGGGAATACCTAACTAACCAACTCAAAAGGAGAAACTAATGGCTTATCGTCGCAAATCTCGCCGTCGTGGTCGTCCGCGCGGCCGTAGGGGACGCGGCCGCTACAAATCAATGCGTCGCCCACGCGGTCGGCAACGGATAGGGTTCCGCTTATAATGAACTGCACAAAACCGTTCACCCTGGATGGGGGCGCATATGGCTGCGGCCATTGCGTCCCCTGTAGAGTTAAGAAGCGTCGCGAGTGGCAACACAGGATGATGCTAGAAGCCGCTCAGCATGGAGATA